TCTTTAAGTTCTTGGATTGTTTTCGGTGGCTTCTCAATTTCAATTCCATTAATTCCATCAAATGTTGCTGCTCTTGTAAAAACCATTTGTAGTATTTCCTGTCCCTGGTTGGGTCTGGGTTTTTCATGTCCTCTATCATCAACGAGTTCATTTTCATCAATCTCAATGTCATTTTGTGGGCTTCTGAAATGTGCATATTTATCCTCATGCATTATAAATTTAATGTTATATAAAGCTTTTGCTCGTGCTATATAGCTTTGGTTCATATCTAACAGCCTTGAAGCTTCTGCTTGCGTTAAGCCTTGTTCAGCTGCCATTCTAATTTGTCTTACAGTTCTAGGATCAATTGGCATTATTCTTCCTCACAAAAAATACCACAATCTGGCATTGTTTTCATTGGCCTACCTTTAACATTTGGGTCAAGCTCATCTAAAAATATTCTTTCATTTTTCACCCGAACAAGTTTTGACCCAAGCTTACGTGATTGTTGTGATCTTTGCTCGTAAACTTCTGGAAATTCTTTTCTTACCAAGTTCCAATATGTAGGGCTTGTTGCTTTAACACATCCAATACAATTAGCATTTGGAAAACCATGCTCATATATTTTTGGTAATTTTATGCCAGCAGATGATAAAAATCTAAAACAATCATCCTTTGTCATCTTTGCATCAATAAGTATTGGTAAGACATTACTTCTCTCAGTTAATATAAATCTTTCATGCCTTCTCTTTTCATCAAAAGTAAACCCAAGAACATGATAATCAACAGGGTTCTCTGCCTCCCATTGTTGCCTTGCCCTTTTCTTTAATTCAACTGTGCATGGCGCACCCATTGGAAAAGACATTCCCTTTCTCTTATCAAACACCTCAACAACCGATGCACCAGGAAAGTTTTTATTTTTGACTTGCTCAATATCAATTCCTACCCAATTTGATACATCTTTTAAAAATCTTAAATTATCGTAATGTTCCTCTTTAACTGGATTATTTACAGCTCGAACATTATTTACCCCATATTTATCAACTGTTAATTTTAAAGCCACAGCACTTGCTGCGCCACACGAAAACCAAACTGCTATTTTCATTTTATAAACCTCACAAAATGACCTTTTTCATTTAAAATAGGCATTTCATCGCGTTGTTTTTTCTGTATATCTTTTATGTGTTTTTTGAAAACTTCATTTAAAATATTATTGGTGTCAAAAACAATCTTTTTACCACCAACATTAATTTCTATATCTTTAATCATAATTTTAACCCCTTTGGACGTAGTTTTGGTTTAATATTCATTGATGAAACTTTATTTGTTTGTAGGCATTGCCCCATTGCATCAGGAAAATGTGGATAATATTCGTAATATATTGCTGGCAATGCATCCCCACATTCCTTTGCGCTGGCATACATTTTTTCAAAGTTCGATCCACCTTCTAAAGTCAAAGAAATGCTTAAAAGTGTAAAAAAAGTCATATGTTCAATTCCTTAATTCTTTGTTCAGTAGCAACTTGCCAAAGCATTGATAAAGGCATTAATTCAGATTGTTCAATCATCCATCCTTTGCCGTGTCCTAAATCACGTTGTTCAGCTTGTGCTAAAAATATCTTTTTAGGTATAAAGCCAGCAACATTAATTTGGTTTTGTGCAATCTTGCAGGCTAATACAGCGCAATCCGATTTAAAACTTGCTTTTGATTTAAACAACAGTTTGCCCGTAGGGTAAAATGTTGATTTAACATCAATTGATATATTGTGTAAAAACATATCGCTACCATCGTCAACACCCATTTGAAATAAATTATGTTTTATATCAAATATTCTTGCCACCGATAATTCTGACATAAGGCCAAGCATATCTAAATCCTGGTCGGTTCTGCCTTTATCCTTCCTTTGGTTTACGACACCGCTTAACCTTGCTAACTGCCAGCGTAAAGTTGCAGCTTGCTTGCAATCGCTCAATTCTTTTCGTGATAATGTAACGATCATTGGATAATCTCCAAATCATCAAGTTCAAGATAATCTGTTATAAAATCCAATTCTCGTAATGATCTGAATTTCATAGGCGTCAAGTCGTCGTTTATAATTGGCTTGCCTAATTCATCTAAAATATGAAATGTTAATTCATCAACTTGAATGCTAAATTTATCCTGGACGGCCATATCATACCAAGGTTGAACGATTACTTTAGTTGTCATTTGCTTTGCTCCTCTTTTGTTTTTAGCTCAATTTGCATTGCTTGCCTTGCCTCCAATATGGCACTTGCTAAAAGATTAGTTTCGAGCATATCAGACAAGCAATTCCAATCTGTATCAGTTCCAATATATTCAAAACTTTCATGCACTTGGTTTAATAAAAATTCTAATTGTTCTATTTCAATAAATACCTGATCTTCATTTTTATATAATTCAAGAGAATATTTTGCAGCCATTAATGCGTCTGTGACATTTATAATATATTTTAAATCTTCATTACCATTTGCTTCTAAAAAACTTTCGTTTAAATAGTTTACAATAAATTCAGATAGTTTATTTAATGTGTTGTGACTTATTTTTACTGTATCTTTCATTTGCTTTGCTCCATGTTGCTTAAAATGTGTGATATTACGTCAACAGTCCAGCCGTTGCCCAACATCCTATATCTTTGGGTATTTGATACTGATTTAGTGTAACCATCTGGCACAGTTTGCAATCGCTCGCACTCTAACGGGGTAAGTTTACGCCAAGACATATCTTCAACCAATATGCTGTCTTTAGTTACAGTCGTTAAGCAATTTGAATTATTATCTTCTCTAACTTCAATCTGTGGCTGGTTTGGTATTGTTTTATCGTAATCTTTACGTTTTCCATTTTCGTCTAATCGTCGATTGACTAACCTTGCACCTTTAACAAGTATTTTAGGCTCAAGATTACCACCAGAAGACGCGCATAAACTTGGCGCTTTGCCTTCTGGTGAATATACGCGCCTTACATAATCATGGCCTTTTAAATTACTTGCATGACCCGCTAAAATTAAACCATTAGAACTAGGATTATTTTGTATGTATCCATTTGCATAACCATGTGTTCCAGCGCAAATTGTTGCTGCCTTACCATCTAAAGGGTGTATTGTATTTGCTTGGCTTTTATAATTTGGATTTAATTGATTACCACCTTTGTAATTTTTAATTAAATGTTGGCCTGCATTATATTTTACGTCAACAGGTTCTTTTTCAATAATATCTTTAAGATTTATTTGCTTATCTTTAGGCTGCGTAATATTTGGAATATTCGTCCAATATAATCTGTATCTATTTTGCGCGCTAACAAGATTGCTATTTATTGCAATCGGTTCAACGCCTAAATATTCGCTTATAATATCTTGGCTTTCTTTTTTCATTCGCACGTTTTCCAGTAAGAAATACTTTGGCTTTAACTCTTTTAGCAATCGCACGTATTCAAAGAATAATTTTGATCTTGGATCATCAAAGTTTAATTGCTTGCCAGCAAAAGAAAAACCTTGGCATGGTGAACCGCCAAGCAACAAATCAATCTTTGGTAATAGCTTGGCGTCAACTTTGGTAACATCTCCAATAAAATGTGTATTGGGATAATTGGCTTTTGTAACTTGCATTGCGTATTTATCAATCTCGCTGGCAAAATAAGTTGGCTTTATGCCTAGCCTATCAAGTGCTAATTGTCCGCATGACATACCGTCAAATAATGAAACTACCCTCATTTGCTTTGCTCCTTTAATCGTTTTCATAATCATCATCATCATTACACCAACAGCAAGGTTCATCGCTTGGGTATTCCCTACACCAACAGCATATTTTATTTATAATATTTTTCATTTGCTTTGCTCCTGTTTAATATAACAATCTTTCAAACCTATGTTTGATCGCTGCATATCTTTGCTGAATATACCGATCATGCTATCGTTTGGCGTGCAAATTACTGAATAAATGCCTGTTGTATCTTTAAAGCATTTGTAGCTGTCATTTGACCAGCGAACGTCTAAACCGCTGTCTAATGCATTGATTAATTCTTGTTTGGTCATTATGCAGCCTCGCAATTTGTTGAATGAAATTCTATTGCGTAATCTATTAGCTGCTCGTTAAGCTTGTTTAATGTGTCCAGGCCTAAAAACTCAACTAATACTTTTTGCGCGTATCCATATGAACAAGCTGCATCGTGTGCAATGTAACTTGTAAAAGCATTAATAACGAATGAACGTAATTTTTTGCGGTTGTTGTTACATTCTGTAATAGCTGCAAGATTTTTTCTGTAATGTGGTTCGCCTAAATATGAACCATCGAGCCAGCAAGAAAACATATTAATGGTGTAATGATCCCCGTTTAATACATCGCCTTGTAAATCTCGGATAATGTTTTGTTTAATTTCATTTGACATTGTTTTATCTCCTATTTGTTTTGTTATGTAACTTTATTAATATATATTATATATACTGTCAATAGGTAATATATAAATAAAATATAATAAATATATAATAATGTATTGACAGCTGCAGCAATATGGATTAATTATTATGTATAAACAAAATTAAAGAGGGATAATAAAATGACAAAAAATGAATTTATAGCAATATGTTTAGAAAATAGTATTGATCCAGGTATTGCATTAGATAACGAAAATTTAAGTAATGCTTTATATAATAGGGATGATAAAAAAGTAGAAAAAATTATTAAGGAGGAATTTTAAATGACAAATAGGGAATTAAGAACAATTAAACGCCAGCGAAAAATTAGGAATGAATTGATATTATTAGGCGTGTATGATTTTGCTGGCCTAGTATGTTTAGTTGGTGCAATGGTTGGAAGTGTTTATGTGATTGCGGGGATGATGTAATGAATGTTGAAATAAAATCAAAAGATGATGCTTTAACAATGGCGCTATATTTATCAGTAACCGCCAAACATGAAAGCCAAGTAAAAGAATGTTTGGAAATGTCAAAGATAATCGCGCAAGGTATGACAGCTAAACAAGTTGACCTATGTAAGAAGGCTGTTGAATGCTTGTTACAATACGAGGAACAACACGCATAATATATAACAACATTAATATAAAAAGCTCGTATTATTTGCGGGCTTTTATTACGTTTAATGGGTGGGTTTAATCTTATATTATCACTAGCAAACAGTAGTTGAAGAAAATATATTATTATTATTTATCTCTGATAAATAATAATAATATATTTTTAAACTGTCAAGTATTTTAGATATAATTAAATTAAACTTACCAAAAAGAAGTAATAA